CCGTTGGCGTCCGTCGTGCCTGTGTCGTTCTGGTAGATCGCGTTGCGACCGATCCCGGGCGTATTGGCAACGTTCGAAATGATCGCCTGCAAAGGCGTCTGCGCCGGCAGCGACGTTGAGATGGCCTGACGTTGGCGTAGCGCTGCGTCATCCTCAACCGGCTCACCCGGTGCTGCAGCGGACGGATTGGAGACCGTTTGCCAGCCACGGGTCGGCGTGTTGATCTGGTTGATTGCGCCAGCAATAGCGGTGATCGCCCCAGACACCATTGCAGTCGCGGTAACGGCAATCGTTCCCGATGGTGGGATCGTCACACTGGCTGGCAACGTCCATAGATTGCTGTTCGTGTCTGCGACCACACCATTATTGATTGGCGTACCGGCCTGGCCGCCGATGTTGACGACGGCCGTGCTATTGCTCGACACATCGCGGCGCAAGCCGTTGATCTTGACCTGACTCGAGAGTGCGGCACCTTGGGCGTAGGCGGGCGAGTAGCCGTTGTACGTCGTGATGTCGGCCTGGTTCCCGTCGTTGATGGTCTGAGCCCACAGGGCGAGCATCTGGCCGTCCTGCGAGTCGGGGTCGACGTAGGAGTCACTCCCATAGATGCTCAAGAAACTCGCGGTCAAACTGGAAAGTATGTCTGAGTAAGTCGGCGCAGAAATCCCGGTCGAATCAATCGTGCATGCAAGCGTCGCGAGAGGAAAAGTCGTGGCCATCAGAAGCTCTGTGTAATGGTTGTCTGGCCGTACTGCGTGTTGACCGTCGCAGCTACCGTGAAGGCGCGCGTCTTAGGGTCGAGATAGCTCGCGTAATCAGCAATACCCGTCACGCCTTGCGTGTCCAGGATCACGGTTTGCACGGCGAGGTCACGCGTTGATTCGGTGCCAGCGCCGAGGATGTCCGTGTCGTATGGCGTGCCCGCGGTCTGGTCTAAAAACCACTCGCCCTGTATCAGCCTGAGGCGCGTAAGAATGGCCTGGGCTACCGTAGCAGCAGAGTTGACCAGGAAATTCGCGCCATTTTGTCCCCACGTGTAGTCGCCGTTAGCGTCCAAAACTCGATAGCGCATATCAGCCGCCTTTGATGGTCGTCGTCAGGTGGGCGCTCGTCATCTGCTGCGTGGGAGGTGACGAATTTCCGCCTTGCGGATCGGGATGTGTATGCCCGTTGAATAGCGACATGAATGCTGATGTCACCAGAGATAGCAACGTCTGTGAAGCCGCCCCAAGGCTGATCGAAGGGGCTGTTACCGATGCTGATACGGAAGCCGTGATGTTTGCGCTTCCCGTCACGTTGATATTTGTGTTGCCGCCGATGGTCGCCGTCCAGTTGGCCGGCGTCACGATGTCGATTTCGTGCGACGTCGGGTTTAGCTGGAGATATGCCTCTCCGTCGTTACTGCGCAGTTGTGCGGCCGTTGTGCTGATGTTGCTGATCTTCGTTGCTTGCGAGTACGGGCCCGGAATGGCAAAGCCATCCGATAGATCATGCATCCGGAACTCGGACTGCACCTGTACGCCACCTGCCGACCACCACGCATCGATACACCGAGAAGCAAACACGACCAGACATTCGTCATCTTCCGCGACTGGAAACGTCAGTGTGCAGCCACCGCCGCGCGGGAATACCACCGGGCAATCTAGCAGGAGAGGGAGCGCTACCCATTGCATTGATCCATCGGGCGCGCGGACTTGCGCCTTGATGGCCGGCTGCACGACCGCTGTGATGCCGTCAGCGTTGAAGCTCTGGATGATCCCTGGACCGGCCGTCCAAATCTGTGCCTGCCGGCCGTCAAGCGCAGCATTGAGCGCCTCGTCCGGAGAGTTGAGGCGCTCTCTTTGATCCATTCTGGAACCTAGCCGTAGGCTTGAACTGAGTTGTTCTGATTACTGGCCGATACATCGACCGCGAGACAGGTGATATTGATGTACCACGGGTTTCCGCGGGTATCGCCTTCAAACTCGGCCACCAGGACTTTGTAAAATCCGGCCGCAGTTGTCACCGTGGCGACTGCAGGGGTGTACTGCAATCCCTGCTGCTGCATCGTGATCTGGTTGATGTCGGACTGCGCGATCTGCACCAGGCCGCCGATGCGGATCAGAGGATTAAGAAGCGCCTGCGCGTGTACGCCATCATCGCGGGCTTCAGGAACCCCGATCAGGCCGGTTGTCGACGACAGCACAACTGCCTCACCAGGGCGATAGCCAGTGATCGGCACCACAACAAGCTGGCCGTTTTGCATCGACCAGCGGTAGCCGTATTTCTGCGCCCAGTCTCTCGCGTAATCCCTCGTCATACCGAATAATGACTTCCCGCGCGATAGGGCTTGCGCCTGTCCGGCGCCCGCTCCGGCGATCAAGCCGGTTGCGTCCGTCGCGTAGGGAAGATTCGCCACGCCATTGACGGAAGGAGCCGACTGGATCGCATTGATAACTTGCTGGGGCGTTTGTCCGGCGGCCAGAGAAAGGCTGATGACAGCGAAGTTGTAAAACTCATCTCCGTCAGCGGCGAATATCTCAACGTACGAATTGACGTTGTTCTCTCTGCCTTTCCGCACTTCCTTGATTGTCCCCTGAAAGATGATCCCGTAGTTTCCCGATTCGTATCCAGCCTGCAGCGTGATCGTCGTGAACTCGTTCTGGATCGCCTTGGCGGTTGAATCGGTCAGGTTATAGATGCGCACATAGAGCGTGTTCGGCGCCTGCTCGTCGGCATTTCGTGTCTTGAACGTAAAACGCAGTTCCGACAGGTCGAGCCCCTGCGTACCAGTCGAGACAATCAGGCTCGCTTGTCGTCCGAACTGGTTGCTCATGGCAGGATCGCGTAAAGATGCCCTGTGGTTCCTAGGTCGGCGAACGTCGGCACAACATCCGGCGCGTTGTCAGTCTGCGCGATCAACTGGAAGCCAAAATTAAGGTAGCCAAACTGCTCGAGCAAATCGACACCCGTCACCATCGGAATCCCCGACAGGATCGGATTGCCGCTCGGGTCCGCAATGTTGATGATCCACGACGCATTCACCCAGTTCCAAACCACGGTCATTTGATAGGTCGTGCCCGCTATCGCAATGCCGAACGTCTGCGGCTGGGGCGATAGCGGAACCTCGTAGGGCGTGCTCATGGCGCTGCGTTCACGTTATAGGTAGGCGATGGCAGTAGGGATTGCGTCCCCATGTTGACCGTTGATCCATTCTGTGCCGGGTTGGACATTACTGACGAATTCGGCACCGTGACGGTCTGCGTCTGCGCCATCAGGATCTGGCGGCAGGTCATACGCAGAATCAGACTGTTTTCCGTCTTCGCATCCGTCGTCGTCGCCAGCGACTTGATCAGCATGTTCTTGTAGACACGCTTGCCGGTGTAGATGTCAAAAATGCGCCGGTTGTTGTATAGCGTCAGGATGTTGTTGTACACCGTGACGCTCGTAGGCGATCCCGAACTTAGGGCGGTCACGATACCGCCGACCAGTTCAGCCGCTCCGATAACCTTTTGCAGCAACGGGCTTGTGTTTGCTGCTGCGCCCAGAAGCTGATTCAGCGGACCTGAATTGTTGGGGCTATCCGACCAGGCTGCCGTAATAATCACTTCCGACGGTCGCGCATACGCATGGTCGGAAATCGTGGAGCCCTGTTCAACAGGATGCTCTGTGATCTCCATTTCATCCGAATGCACTTCCTCAATCGTTACCTGCTTGATAATCGTGGTTACAAGGCTGCTGTTGTCGGAGGTGTACAAACCTCGCTTGGGTTTGATGGCGAGCGACTGGATGCCGATCTGCGCCACCGACGCGACGGTACCCAGAATGCTCATTGCACTGCCCCAGAGAAGTTGCGCACCAGATCGCCGTACAGACGGTATTGCTCGCCAGCCACGGCGCGCGCAGTTCCTTGCGGATCTGACGTGCCAGCGATGTGGAAGGTGTTGGTCTGCGTCACTGCCACCGACCGATTGCTGTTTGTGCCATTGACGCCGAGCCGCGCACCGCCCATGCCATTCGTTACGCGGTTGACGTAATCGAAGGTCTCTTGCGGCAGGTGTTGCGCCCAGTTCCCACCAAAACGGGAGATATCCTTGTCCAGATTGCCTTCGCCCCAGTTGTAGCCAGCGATAGCCTTTACAGCATCACCAGCATAGTGGCGCAGAAGGTCTGCGAACTTTTGCGCTGCCGCTTTGGCTGACTGAACAAGGTCATTCGGATCGTCAAGCCCATACTCCTTGGCCGTATCGGGCATAAAGCCGAAATGGCCCATCGCACCTTTGGGCGAGAGCATGTTCTTTCCGCGCGACGACTCTGCACTCCAGTCGCTATCGAGCAATCCTTTAGGCAGATTAAACCTGTCTTCGAGCGAAGCGAAAAGGCTCTGAGGATCGCTTTTCGACGGCGCATTCTCGGCGGGCAATTCAATGATCGTGCCAAACGGCTGATTGCCATCGTCACCGGGTGAGCCGCGTGGCGGCGTCAGTTTCGCGCCGCCGCCATCCTTGACGCTATCCAGTTCCGCCTGGGTATAGCCGCCAGTCGCATCCAGCTTGCTCCGATCAGTGCCGGTCAGGATGTCACTCAGCGAGCGATACTTGCCGTGTGACATCTTCGTGACGAGGCTGTCGACTTCATCGCGGATCGTATCGCCGATCTTCCAGCCACCTAGGCCGGCAGCGGCGGCGGCGAGACCCGAGATTGCTACGGTCAACCCGCCGACCCCACCGATGATACCCAGTAGCTTGATTGCAGCCAGCCCGAGCAGAATATCTTTCACGCCCCCCAATGCGGTCACGACATGATCGATATCACCTCCGACCTTCTTCCAGTCTACGGACTGAATCCATGTGGCGAGATGTGATACAGCATCGGCGATTGCCTGCGCAACGTCACCGGCATGGTTCTGCGCCCAGCGTTCGAACTGGTTGATGAGCGGCGTCATCACCGGGACCAACTTAGACTCGATTTTTATCCACAACAAATCAAAGTCTGCGGTAATTGACCGGATGGAGTTGTTGAAATCGACTCCAGCCGCCGCAGCTTGTCCCGGAGTTATGCCCCATGCCCTCAGTCTTTCCGCGTACTTCTTCTGCTCCTCTTCGAGCTTGGGAAGCCCGTTTTCGAGCATCAGCAGCGTGTCCGGATCGATCCCGAACAGACCCGCATAGGCGGCAGCCACGTACGGCTGCATGCCCTTCATCTTCTCGATGAAACTGTCGAATTTCTCGGTCGGATCGTTGCCCGTCACGCCGAGCGACGCAAGCAGGCTATCCGAGCCAGGATTCAGGCGCAGGGTGCGCGCGAAACCTTCAAGCGACGATTGCGCCTGATCTGCGGTCAATCCGATCTGGCCGGCCGCATACCGCAGCGCCATCAGGTTGC